TAGATCCTTTGATGCTTCTAGTCTAACATACTCAGACTTACCATTTTGTATAAGGTGTAGTAATGTTGAGGATGCGTGGACAGAACCTAGACCTAACTTGTTGGATACTTCTTGCATAAGGTATGCTTGTACCTTTGGCAATCGTAGTGTCCGACTAGCTATTACTCTACCAGCTTCTCCCTTTGCATACCCAGCCTTTTGTGATGCTTCGGTTATGGTGCAATTACTAGCTACGAGGGTATCAACTAACTGCCTTTGTTTATATGTCAGTCCGTCTTTCTTGCCTAACTGTGTTCTTGCCATAACGATAGATACCAAGCCCTCCGTAACCATGTCAAGTAAAAAATTGTAAAAGAATAAAGTGGATCGAAGGACTCTCTCTCGGATTTTCGATTATGAAAAAGGATGTTGCTAGTTCTTATCAACCCACGAGGGGTAGGGATGCAACAAGATGCCTAGCTTTTTATTTATCCTATTGTATGACGATCATCTAGTCGCACCTGACAAGAACTATCAAATCCTTTCGATTTGGCTCAAATCAGAAAGGAGTTCACAATGAACAAACTAACAAACCCATACATGGTAATGAGTAAAATAGCAGAGGATATCAAGGATATGCTCAAGGAAAAGTATCAAATGGACTTATGGTACAAGGATATATCACTAGATGATCAAGAAATAGATGGAGTGATAGTATCAGAAGGTGGATCTAGAGATTCATGGGGAATCACAATAGAAACACAGGATGATGAATATAAGGAGTATAATCTCTTTATAGGAGTAAAGATTGAAGGAGGTCAATAATGGACTATCAAGCAAAGATAAATGAAATGCTAGACAAAGCAGCATATGCTGAGCAAGAAAATGATTATGAACTAGCAGAAGCATACAGATCAGAAGCACAATGGATATCGTTACAGCAAGACAAAGAAAATGATATCAAAGATCTCAATACAGATTTGGAGGTAGTATAATGACTGAATGGAGAATAGATCCACAAGAACTAGTAGCTATCAATGATGCTAGTAAACAGGATATGAACACACTATTTGACAGTTTGTATCCAATACAACAAACAACATTCATGCAAGGATGGTGCAAAGACAGTATCATGTATGAATGTCTAGGTGCTAGAACAGGCATGAACAATGCCAGTAGCAGAGCAGATCAAGCTAAAAGAGCATTGACTAAAGCAAAAGATGATCGTGTAGATACTGTAACAGAGATTGGTCAGCAACAAGACTATGACAGAGTGGCAACATTCAGAGGATGGTCAGATCTTGCAGACTATTGGACTAACAGATATGACACCTGGTCATCTAAGTTTGAACTAATCTATGGTGAAACATGGGAAAAAGCTTTGGAAAACAAGAACAAAAACAAAGCAACACCATCAACACTAAGACAACCAACAGATGAGGAGCATGAAGAATTTGCAGAAAGTATTCTAAATGCAGACATCAACACATTGGTAGGTGAGGGGGTATAATACCCCCCCCAACAGAGAGGAATGGTGGAATCACCGAATGATACTAATACTAATTATCACAGTCTATGTGATGTACAAAGGAGGTAGATATGCACAGGCAAACTATTGGATTGATAGATTACCTTTTCAGAATGATCAGAAAAGTATTCATGTCAGTAATCAACGGAGTAGCTGGACTAAAATTTCAAGATAGATCGGAGTACATTGGTACATTTGTATTAATGTATTTATCTATTGGTGGTGGACTAGTCATGATGTGGATGATACTAGGACTTAATCCTACACTAATACTATCAGTTATTGCAGCACCCATTTGGATATTCATTGTATGGGTATCTAACAACCTTACTAAAGCAATCATCAATGATCGCAAAAAAAGGAAGAAATAATGGAAACAATACTTATGGCACTAGGAATATTTGTATTACTTGGTATGTGTATATCAATGATACTAGGATTTGCTGCTACAATATTATTCTATCGTGCAATCATCAAACAGGATGAGCAGCCTGAATAGGCTGCGTGTGATAGGATCTATCACCGAATCCGACATTTTGACTTTTTAAAAAAACGGAGGTTTACATGACAAGATTACCACTACCACAAGATAGTTTCACACAAGATGAACTAGATAGATTTGATGTTATCTATACAAAGTACTATGAGCATTGTGATAATTATCAAGACTTAGAAAACAAATGTGTAGAACATATGCTACATGATGGAATGAAACTAATCTATACACAAGAAGTCAGAGAGATGGTTAGAGAAAGGTTTGATTATGATCTCAACAGAGAACCAAACATTTCGTAGATGTTTTAGATGTCTAGGACTAGGAGTAGTTATAGATTTCAATAATCCAGAAGCATCAGATGAATGTGATGTATGTATTGGATCAGGTAAGATCGGAGGTAATAATGAATACAGAAGGATTAAAAATATTAAAAGCAAGATTGTGGGATCAAAGACTAGCCACAAGAGATGCAATAAAACATCATAGTTTATCAACTGCACTAGATCAGTTAGATGAGTTATTTCTAGTAGAAAATGAAATGCTAGAGGAGTTTGAGAAACTAAGAACTGCTATAGCTAAAGACATATCAACTGTAGAAGGTTGGTTAAAACAATTAGAGGAACTTAAATTTGAAACCAGATAGGAGGTAAGTATGAAATGTATTAGACCAGGACATTACCAAGCAACAATACCATATGGTCAAGACCAAGTAATAATTGTGAACATTGTGAAGATTAAATCAAACTTCAAGCACAGTATTACTAAATGGAGATTAACTGTTGATGATAGTGTACTAGGTCCACAAGTCAAAAGCGATTGGGATTCTAAAAATTCAGCTATGACTGTAGGAAGAAAAGCAGTAGAGAACTTAATGTTCAAAGCTCTAGAAACTAGGATTATCAAGGGTTTTCAACTACCCAAAGACTTTTATGGAAAGGAAGAATTATATGAAGTGTAGTGCAGAAACATTTAAAGACTTAATGTGTAAAGTAAATAGGATCGCACCTGATGCAAGAGTGCAATTCGAATCAAGAGTATTTCATGGTACTCGTGAAGAAGCAGAGTTTGACAACCATGAATTTAAAAACATTAACAAGATCACTATTGAGTTTGCTGATAATACATTCTCAACTAGAGATGAAATAACAATCCATCTTGGATAGGAGGAGCTATGCTACCAGAACAATTAGACTTCGCAGTACGAAGTGAAGAAGTATACAATCAACACCAGACTAAGATACCTGGTTACAAACAGTTGGTTCGTGATGATAACAACGAGTTGATTGCAATACACAAAGATACATACAAACTAATAACACATCCACAAGCATATGAACTAGCACATGATTATCTTGCTAGACATTTTGATACTACAGATATGTCGGAAGCATACAGGATGTCTAACAAAGGTGCTTTGATGGCAATACACTTTAGGTTACCTTTATATCAGATACCGTATAAAGATTCTTTTATTGCTTTAGAAGCTATACTTCATAACAGTTACAATGGTATGAGGCAGCTTACCTTTGATCTTGGATATTATTTCATGTTATGCTTGAATGGATTGAAATCACCACTATGGGATGTTCGTATCTCATCACAACACAAAGGTAACAAAGAAGTTACATTTGAAAGACCAAACACATTTGATGTCAATGATAGACTACGAACTGTATCTAATACAATGGAGAAGTGGTCATCTATTCCAGTAGATAAAAACGAGCTTCAGTATCAAGTAGATCAGTTATGTTTACAACCAACTGAACAAGATAAAAGCCATGTAAATCAAAGACACAAAGGCTACATCTTAGATGAATACAATGATAATTATTCAAAACAGTTTGGTGAAAACAAGTTTAGTGCATATCAAGCTATGACACATTGGAGTACACATTACCCAAGTGATTCAATTAATACTAGATATGATCGTGAAAGAAAGGTTGCAAACTGCAAGTGGTTTCACTAAAACAGAATAGAGGGCAGTTATTTCATTGTATATGATCTCCTTCCTCCGCATGGCTGCCCTCATCATGGAGGTATTATGGGTAAAAGAGGATATGTACCTAAGAGTATGTTAGTTAAAGAAAGATGCGTAGTCTGTAAGAAGATATGGACTAAAGCTATGATGATAGATTATAAACTGTATACTTGTATAAAATGTTACAACAGGAGGTCCAATGACAAAAGTAAATCCAATTGATCCAGGCTATTACATTGGTTCTGATTTTCAAGTTATTGATGTAATAGAACAGTTCAAACTAAATCACCATGAAGCAAACATCATTAAGTATGTTGTTCGCAATCGTCATAAGAACCCTGATAATCCAGTACAGGATTTGAAGAAGGCTAGGTGGTATATAGATAGGTTAATTAATCAATATGAAAATAGATAATATAGTTAAGAACTTAGCTTATGAAAAGAGATTACGACCAAGAAAAAATACTAAATATAATTTAAATGATCCAGTACAACGCAAAAGATGGTGGATAAAAAAAGTAACATATTTAGCTAGAGTTTGGTTTGATCGTGATATAGAATACAAACTGCGAGTAGGTTTATTGAATGGAGATCCTTCAGCTAAGAGATTAGCTGATGCTCTCTGGAAAAAAAAATCTGATATCGAAGATATAGTTAAGAGGAAGGTAAATGAATATACAGAATCAAAAGAAAGTTATAGACAGAAAAACAGGAATCGGTGGGAGTGATGCTACATTACTTGTTGCTGGTAAATGGAAAGAACTTTATGAGATAAAGAAGGGTATCAAAGAAGAAGATCTTTCATTTGTATTACCAGTACAACTAGGTATACACACCGAATCATTCAATAGAGAATGGTTCACAGCACAAACAGATATGCCAGTCAAAGAATGTGATTGGACACTAGTACACAATCCAGTAGATAAGAATGGATCTAAATGGATGATGGCTAACCTAGATGGTTTTGTGTTGAATCAAGATCTAAAAACTTTAGGTATCTTTGAAGCTAAACATACTAACATGATGACTAAAGAAGATACTATTATTGAAAAATACTATGCACAGATACAACACTATCTAGTTGTATCAAACTTAAAACAAGCATGGTTATCAGTTATCTTTGGTAATGTGAGATGGAAAGCATTTCATATTAAACAAGATAAAAAGTTTCAGAAAAAACTTATTAATGCAGAGTATCAGTTCTGGACAAATCACATACAGAAAGATGTGCCACCTGATGACTATGTAGATTTTCAAACATTAGAGGAGGTAATATAATGAATGAAGTTAATGATAATAATGTTAAAGACAAGAATCTGGTTATTTGGAATCAGGCTAAAGAAACTGATCCTCGTTTCACTAAGAGGGTTTCCTTTGGAGCTAGGAGTTTTACTTCTATTGATGCTCACTATCAAATCAGACGAGCTACAGAGATCTTCGGACCAGTTGGTGCAAGTTGGGGATATGATGTCAAGTATGATACTCTAACTATGGACAACAAAGCATTTCAATTTGCTGATGTATCTATATGGGTTGGTAAACCTGAATACAAATATGGTCCAGTAAGAGGTTGTAATTTATTGGTAGATGCTAAAGGCAGAGTAGATGATGATGCACCTAAGAAGGCATTGACTGATGCTCTAACAAAAGCACTATCACATCTAGGATTCAATGCTGATGTATTCATGGGTATGTTTGATTCAAACAAATATGTGAAACAGCTTGAAGAAAAATACAAGGGTAATGTTGATAAATCAAAAGTACAGGAGGTAAATACTAATGATTAATAAAGTAATACTTGTAGGTAGAACTGGTACAGATCCAGAGATCAAGACTATCAAGTCTGGTGAGATGGCTATTATGTCTATCGCTACTACTGAGAAAGTCAGAGATAAAGACACTCAGCAAATGACTGATAAAACTACTTGGCATAAGGTAGTTACATTTGATCCTAATCTATCAAAGACTATCAAGAACTATGTATCAAAAGGTACTATGTTATACATTGAAGGTCAGATAGATGTATCACAATATACAGATAGTAATGGTAACAAGAGGTATAACACATCAATACTAATACCAAGATACTCTGGTGTTATGAAGATGTTAGGTGGTAAGAATGATAAGTCTGTAGAATCAGTTAATGATGATGCCTTACCAGATGATGATATACCTGACATACCATTTTAGTTTCCATATGGAACTGTGTAGGAAAGACATAAGGTAGTGAGCGTAAAGCACAGCTGGTGGCTACACGCCTACACAGAAAGTTTTAAAAGTTTCGTGATACTGAGTAGCTCTCGGTATCGGCTGACTGAATAATGTCTATACAGAGGCATAAGGTACACTAGAGATGAAGTATGGGCAAATGCCTGAGGTACTCGAAGGTGGTTGTAAGTAGGCAAATGATGAATGTATATCTGTAGCTGAAAGCATGAGGGTAATAACACTAATCCCTCGCCCTTGGCGAATAGATCTATTTTATGCAAAGGATAAAGACTAGGAGTCTTTTCGTAGATCTAAAAGTTTCCCCTGAGTTATGTAAGGTAAAACCTTCACCTAGCTAGGTTGATGGGGAATTAAGGTGCTGTATCAAATTATATTGAAAGGAAAATATGTTTGTGTATATCCTCTTACTATAAGCACCTTTATATATATGGTTGGGGAATAAGGGCGAAGTATAAAGCCATCCAGGAAAACCCATTAAATTATTCCTGGTTCATGAATTGACATGATATAAACAAAGCCATATATATAACCTATGGTACTTAAATCTCAATTAGATGAGTTAATAGAAACCTTAAATGATTATAGTGCTTACTTAAAACAGTTTGGCTATGATAAAGATACTATATTCTGTGCGTTTGCAGTAACAGCTATGTATCTAACTGGTGAAAGAAGCACAAAAAATATTGGTA